TGTTTTAGTGATTGAAGAATTTCAAAGCGTACAGGGTAGGCAAGTTAGAACCGAGCAGAATCTACAACTATGAATGAACTAATTTTAGAACTTGACAAAAGCGGTCAATTGTTTGAACTATTCAAAGGCGGCTTTATATCTTGGACGGTGCTAAGGGATAAGGATATTTACCTCACCTATTTAGCCCATCGACAAACTGGATTAAATAAGACGCAAGCGGTCAAAAGAACGGCCGACCAATTTGACTTAAGCGACAACGTTGTATGGGTGGCTTTGCGTAAAATGAGCGCACCAATAAACGAATAGTAAAAGCCTGTTTTGCCGTGTGGAATTTTGCCGCCACATGGAAGCGCACATTTACATCGAAGGTCAAATTGGTTCATCTTACAAAGAAGATGGAACGGTAGACGTTAGTGGTGTTGAATTGCAAGACGTTATTTCTCAGGTTCGCAGAAATGCTGATGCCGAAAAGATTACTTGCCATATTACCAGTCAGGGCGGCTCAGTGGACTCAGGTCGCAAAATAGCCCAATACCTCGCATCACTTCCCAATGTGCATACGCTAGCTGAGGTTCAATGCGCTTCTATTGCTACGGAGATTCACTTGGCCGTACCTATTGAACGCAGGAAGGTAGCGGCAGGAACGTCCTACCTTATTCACCAGCCTATGTTCTCATTTCAGCGCGGCATCGCATTGAACAAAGACGAATTGGCAAGTATGTCAACTGAAATAGGACATACTCAGGCCGAAATGGTGAGCAACTACGCAAAGGCTACAGGAATGGATAAGACCGCTCTTGAATTGCTTATGCAACAAGAAACAGCGTTAACCCCTGAGCAATGCGTGGAGTTTGGGTTCGCTTCTGAAATCGTAACAAATGCAACCGTAGCGGTTGCCCTAATTAAACCAAAACAATCAACTGAAATCATGGCAACATTGAAAGAAGAAATCGCAGCAATGCGCATTCAAATCGCTTCGCTAATCGCGGGCAAACCTGTTAAAGCAGTATCATTAGATCTAACCACAATCGAGGGCGTTCCTGTAGTCGTAGTGACTGAGGAAGATATGCCTAAAGTTGGTGATGCGGTTATTGATGCTGAGGGCAATCCAGTACCCGATGCAACTCATAATTTCGAAGGGTTACAAGTAGTTACCGTTGATGGTGTTATTACTGAAATCATCGAAGTAGAGGTAGTTGACGTTGAGGCATTAGCTTCTGAATTGGCTACTTTGAAAGCAGAACGCGAAGCAGAACAAACTGCATTTGCTGAATTGCAAAAGGAATTTGCTCAAGTGGCAAAATTGCAATCTACTTACAAACCAGCAGCACAACAAGTGGCTTTCAAAAAGCAAGTAGTTGATTCTGCAAAAGAGGTTTCAAGTTACTCAACAATTAAAGAAGCCCTTGCCGCGCGTAAGGCTAAAAAATAATAACTAACCAATCAAACAAATCAAATCAAATGGCAATCCTTAACCCAGCAGACTTAGCCTTTAATGGCGAAGAAATAAAAGCCCTTTCTGAGGGTATCATGGAGGACGTGTACGCGAAACCCGCGATGACCGAATTCCTTACTATCTACACAGGCATCAAAGCAAAGAAGCAAATCGCTTTTCTTGGAATTTTGTCAGGTTTGGTAGGACAAAAACACGATACTTCTAGCTGTTCTCCAATAGAGAATGATGCGGCTATCGAAAACACAGAAAAGTTTTGGGAGCCTGCTTACATCGATGACCGTTTTAGCGAGTGTTTTGATAACCTACTTGAAACCTTCTTTGTTTACGGTTTGAAAAATGGTGTTCAAAAGGGAGACCTTACCAATACTGACTTCGCTCTTTTCTTTGTTGAGCGTTACCAAGATGCTATTGCTGAAATGTTCCACCGTCTTGTATGGTTTGGTGACACAGCAGCAGATGACACCGCTGGTGGTGGTATATTTGTAACGGCTGGTTTCGTTGCCAAGCGTTGGGATGCTTTCGATGGTATTTGGAAACAATTGTTTGCAATCGTTACCGCTACTCCAGCACGTAGAACTAGCGACTTGACTACCAAAAATGCACAGTCTACTTTTGCATTGCAAGCGTTCAATTCAACGGATACAACTAACCGAGTTGTAACCAATACGCTTCAAAACTTGGTATTCAATTCTGATTTCCGTCTACGCGACAAGGCTGATAAAATCATCATCGTTACTCAGTCAGTAGCTGACCAATATGTACGCGAATTGGAAGCTGGTGCAAACAACGGTCTTTCTGTAGCATTCGAGTACATTCAAGACGGGGTGATGGTAATTAAGCGCATGGGTGTTACTATCTACGCTTATAGCTTTTGGGATCGCATGATTCAAGGCTACCAACGTAATGCTGCAAGTGAGTTGAACTACTACCTTCCACACCGCGCTTTGTTGACTACTAAAGCTAACATTGCTTTCGGAACAGAAGAAGAAGGTACGCTTTCAGAAGTAGACGTTTTTGTTGACAAAAAAGACAAGAAAACATACTTTGACTTTGGTGCTAACTTAGACGCAAAAGTGTTGCAAGACTACTTGGTTCAAGTTGCTTATTAGTATTAACCTTTAACAAAAGAAATCATGCCAATTTGCGATAATATCACAGCAGGAATAGCCTATGATTGCGCATATCCTCCGACAGGGGGTGTGAACGATAGGCTTATCCTTTTGAACTATGCCGATATTGACGGTAATGTTACTTATGATAACACTAACCCGATAATTGTTACCAACATCACGCTCACAGCCCCAGCAGTTGGGTATGAGTACGAAGGTGTAAACAACTCAAATGAGCCACGTTCGGCAATGGTTAAAGGCCGTTACGTTAACGGATATGACCATGAGGTGAGATTCAAATGCTTTGACAATAGCCCAGATGCAAAATTGCAACTAGGCAAATTAGACGGGGCGTTGGTAGTGGCAATAGTTCAGAATAACAGGAAGGGACTAGACGGTAATTCAGCTTTTGAAATCTACGGTCTTGAAACAGGACTTCGGTTACAGGAATTGGAGCGTATTTTAGCCGATGCTGAAACACAAGGTGCATATAACCTTTTGATTCGCAACGATGAAATTAGCCGCCCTTCAAGTTTGCCGCACACATTGTGGGATACCGATTATGCTACTACTCTTGCGCTGGTAAACGGCCTAGTGTAATCTAATCAATTGAAATAAAAAAAGGCGGTGCGCGTGGAAACATGACACCGCTTTTTTTTTGTAAATTCGCAGCATGACACCACTAGAATTAAAAGCATTACTCGAAGAGGTCAGCCCTTTAGTTGTTGTCCCCAAAGGTCAAATTGATAAGTCGCACCCAGTTGTGGTGAAATTCCTAGCGGTTCACAAAGAATTAACGGGAAAAAAGGTAGGGCATGGAACTTGTCAAAGTTGCATATTGGATGCTTTATTTGAATTAAAGGGGCTAACCGAAACACAGTTAAAATTGATGACGATGGAACGCAAATACAAACTAAAACCGAATGCGCTGGTTTACTTTAATCACGCTCATTATACGGTCGCAAACATTACTGACGATGTAGCTATAGAGATGGTAAAAGCCAACTCAGGACATTCACGCTCATTTGTAAATGGCGAGGCTTTGCTTGCCGAATTAGATGGCGTTGAAAAGCCAAAGGGTAAAAGAGGTAGAAAGGCTAAGGTAGTTGCGCCCGAAATTACCGAAACCGTAACGGAGGAAGTAACGGATGTTAACGCTGATAATCAATCGGGCGAAGTTGCCGAAACTATAACTACGAAGGTTACTGAATAATGAGAATCAACATCGCCAAGATTCAAAAGCGCATAATTCGTAGGGACGACAAGTCTTTAGGCATTATCAACTATGACATTGATAACGCATATCCTCAAAGGGTTGTGGACATTGTTAACGGGTCGGGCGTTGCGATCACTTGCATTGACATCTATTTCAAATTCATCAACGGCACAGGCTTTGCCGATGCTGCTTTAGGCGCAACGGTGGTAGATGGCGACCGATTAACCGCTGACAAGTTGCTTCGCAGATGTGCCTATGATTTCGCGATGCATGGAGGGTTTGCTATCCATAAAAATTACGACATAACAGGAAAGGAAACAACTTCTAGCCATGTTCCTTTTTCGCATTGTAGAATAGGAATTGATAGGGAAAGAAAGCCCGATTCAATTGCGGTCTATAATGACTGGGGGCGCGAAATTGACAAGCGAATAGATAAAGCAAAGATTGACTTTATAGAACTTTACAATCCCGACCCCGAAATAGTCAAAAAGCAAATAGAAACGGCTGGTGGAATTGAATACTACAAAGGTCAAATCTATTATCACGGGGCTGGTGGTGACGTTGCCTATCCGTTGTCGCATTTTGATAGCGAATTAGAGGACATCGAAACCGACAGCCAAATAAAGCTATTTAAGTATCGCAATATAAGCGGTTCGTTTATGGCTTCGCACATGATGGTCAGGTACGGCCAAGCTGAGGGCGATAATAACAACTCAGACGGCCTAGTAGAGCAGCTAAAGGAATTCCAAGGCGCGGACAATTTTAACCGCTTAATGCTTTTGGACATTGACACGCCTGAGCAAAAACCTGAGTTAATCCCGTTTACGCATTCAAATAACGACAAGCTATTTGAGTATCATGAGAAAAGCACGCAGGACAATATCCGAAAGGTGTTTGCAATTCCAACGGTGTTTTTAGATGCGGTTGCTGGTTCGCTTGGTTTGTCTGCTCAATTGGATGATGCGGTTTCGTTCTATAATCGCATGACTCAGGACGAAAGAGCAATTTTAGAGGAAACATTTGACTGGTTATTATTCGATACTTTTGGAGGCAGTTACAAAATTAAACCTCTGACAATGGCCGACATAACAGAAAGGAATTTAGATGCGGAAACGGCCGACAAGGTTGCCAACGCTCAGGCTGAACTTCGTGGATCTGTTGGTGGTGTTACGGCATTGATTACATTGCAACAGTCGATAAGCGCAGGACAAACGAGCGTGCCTGCTGGTATTGCTATGCTTCGCGAGATTTATGGCTTTAGTAATGAAATAGCACGCGAAATGTTAGCAGGCGTAACAGAACAAACGGCATGATAAACCTTATCAACATAACGGATTTTACTGAAAACAAGTTTCTGACTCAAAACCTTGACGACCGCGATATTGACCCCATAATTACGGAGGCTCAGGAGTTTGACATAAAGCCCATAATTGGAGCGGCTATGTACTTGGACATGATGAACAACCTAACGGCAGTGAAATACGTTGACTTGCTGGATGGCAAGATATACACTCCAAATGGTGAGTCAGATGCCATCTATTTTTCGGGGTTAAAAATGGCGTTGAAATACTATGTCTACGCTCGCCTTTTGGTAGTGAATGGAGTTAAGTCTACGAATAGCGGTTTTGTTCAAAAGACGTTAGAAAATAGCGAAAGGATAAGCGGAACGCAGCTAACTCAAATGATAGCACAAACTCGCAGCGGTGCTAAGGTTTACGAAACGGAGGTAAGGGATTTTCTTTGCAATTACTCAGCGGTTTATCCTCTTTATTGTGAGGGGGTTCGCAAAAATAATGGTCACGGTTTTAGAATGAAAGCGATATGAGCGCGTTAAATGATTTGGATGGAATGGTGCTACGGCAGGAGGTTTATCCACCTATGCCAACCAAGAATGCGGAGTTAACATTCACCGAATGGGACGACCGTGTTATTGATATTTATCGCGTAATTCAAGACGTGGTGAATGGCGACAACGTGGATGCGTATAATCCTGCTACCACATACGATGGGACGTCCTCAGATGTATACTTAAAATTCGTGGGCTATAATTCGCGCATTTGGCAAGCGGTTTTCGCTGGCACATTCTCAGGCGAAACTCCTGCTGAGGGTATTTACTGGACTCAGGTAACTTTGGCTCAAATGCTGCCAAATGTTTTGAAGCTGGCCGAA